TCATTGCCGTTCACTCCATCCACCACTAGAGCATTTCCAAGTTGTGGAGGCTGGGCAATAATTGGATAGTACTGGTTTAGCACCGCGCTATAAGTATTTAACTGGAGAGTGTTCCCGCCTAAAATGGTGCTGGACATGTGACTGATTACTTAGACGCCAGAAAACATTGTATGTGTTAGAGATAAACAGGTATGAACTGGCTCATGCTCGCGTTCACCGCCGTCCTGTTCTATGCCCTGGTCCCTGGCGTCCTGGTCCGTCTGCCCCCGGGTGGATCAAAGATGGTGGTTACCGCCACTCACGCCGTCGTATTCGCCCTCGTCTACCACTTCACGCACCACCTTGCGTGGGCGTACCTGGGTCGCGAGGGAGTGGATAGCACGCTGGAGAAGAAGAAGGAGGAGCCTAAGCACAAGAAGCATTAAGGTTCAATAAACAGGCTTGATTCGCCGAGCGGAGGTTTACCCTCAAAGAGATAGGGAGTACCAAACTTCTCTATCTGTTTCCGAGGAACCGCCGTATCCCTACAGTACCGCGCAATAGCCTTGTACAGCTGAAATCCGCGATACCGTTCCGAGATATCGCCGGAGGATAGATCCTTGAACAGAATAGACCGTCCATCCGGCAGAGTGAGCCACTGCATGAACATAGTATATAGAGGATTGCTCTTGTACTCTTCACATGGTCCTTGAGGGAAACAGTCCCAGAACATAGAGGTCGCGAGGCGTACGAGGTCAAATGATGGATTTGGTTTCACTTCTGGATACTTGGGATTGTAGAACGGAGAAATATTGTACTGTCCTCCTGCCTCTTCTTCCTGCTGGAACTGGTCGGAGATAAAGAATTTGGACTCCTTCATTTTCGGGAGCTTCACCGAAAAGGTCGCACGATCAAAATCTATCACCTTAATCAGTTTTCCGTATGTGGGAACGCGATACGTCTTTCCGCCTATTCCGTAGTAGAAATACTCTTTGTCCGTCGGAACGTACATCACGTTCATCACATGAAGATCATTGTGCACGAACCCAAACGACCGCTGAGCAAACGCCAGTGCAAAAATCACCTGAGCCATCCACGCACACCGCTTGGGCAGTTCGGAGTTCTCCTTGAAGAGTTTGTAGAGAGTTCCCTCACACTTCTCCATCACGGTAACCTGAATCGGAGCATCCTTGAAAATGGCGTGCGCAAACTCTTCCTCCTCTTCCGGCTCTGAGAATCCTACACTTTCATGGTCATTAAAATCGTCATCATCTGACTCAGACTCATCCGAAGAACATGACCGAACATTGAAAATATAGTCTGTGGAACAGTCATCTGTGCTCTCTTCTTCATCATCCTGATTATCATTCTCTACACTGTCCCCTTCGTTATCGGCATCGTAATTTGTGGGAATCACAGGTGTTGGTGGGGGGGATATAGGGTCCAGTTCCGTAGCCCCCAGATCAATGTCTTCGGTGGGAACATCAGCAAATTGCAGGATCGGGACCTCGGGTTTTCGTAAACGCAGCTCAAAGAAATGCCCAATATTCTGGGAAAACCACGGACGGTCGCACAGATCCTCATAATCATCAGAAATATCCAAAACATGCTTTTCGGCCACGCCAGAAAAGACTCCGTAGACTCTCGGAAAATGTGCACACACCGATTCAGATAGAACCAGAGATGCGAGGGATCCAACGTAGGCGGCATTATAGGGCGACTGAATCCGCAGGGGTTCAGTTGCCGCATCTCCAACATTCGGAAGACCCGTACCCGAATAATCACCATGCATGACTCGGTAAGCTGAGTACAACATAGTCTTCTTCAAGTGAACGGGTGTCTCGGCTCCTCCTGCGTATACGGACGACTCTCCGGTAATTGTTTGAATCGGAACCGCTGTCTTGATTCCGTAATGGTGGGGAAGACGAACGTCCATCTTGAACAACTTTTCAATAGATGGAAAAAAGGGCTGGAGGCGGCGAAGACCCCAGTGTTTCTGTGCCTGTTCCTGCAGCCCCTGGATATTCGAATACTTATGGACATCCAATGGACTATTGGTTGTCCGTAGATCCGAAGGAGGTTTGGGCATTTCAACCGATTATGTTTAGTTCTCTCCTTTTTGCTTTTTGCTGTACCGCAGCGTTCCGTCTAAAATAGACCCCTCGGCGGGGAACAGGATATCAAAGTGTGTTCCCAAGAATGTATCAAACAGGAACTTGAGTTTATTGGTAAGATCTCCCAGGAAAATGAAGATGGCGAACATGAAAAAGAGTCCGGCCGTATATGAATCCACAAAATCTTCCAGACCCTTCTTCACTGGAATAATCGGGGTAGATATATTCATGAAATACACCAACCAAAAAGCAACAATGGCGATCGTGCTCACTTCCACTCCTACGTCAATCAGCTGATACAATAACCCCTTTTCTTCCCATTCCTTATTCTCATCATTGTAGACGTCAAAGAGGTAGTATAGAATATAGGAAAGCAAGGCGCCGGCAATGGTATACACAACCGAAAAGATCGCAATGTTTCCCGTGACCCGAGCGGCATCGCCAATTGATAAATGGATGGCGTGAACCGTGTAGACATGGGTATTTTTCGCCATTATTTACTCGTGTGAAAATACTAATGAACTTCACGATCAAAAAGTTCAATATGGATATCATAAAACAACGATGCGCGATGGATTCACGTAAATCTCCAATGATCGTGATCATCGGAAAGAAAGATACGGGAAAATCGTTTTTGGTGCGTGATATTCTATTTCACAACCAGGATGCGTTTCCTATTGGTACCGTGATTTCGGGAACAGAGGTGGCCAACCGATTTTTCCAGGATATGGTTCCCTCCAAACTCATTCATGACAAGTACAAACCTGAAATTATCATGAACGTTATTCGTCGCCAATTAGCACTCAAACAACAGCGTAACCAAACGAACGGCTCCAATGTTGACCCCCGCGCTTTCCTGATTCTGGATGACTGTCTCTACGACGCATCGTGGATCAAAGAGGAATCTACTCGTTACGTCTTCATGAACGGCCGCCACGTTGATTTATCCACGATGATCACGATGCAGTACCCCCTTGGTATTACTCCGAATCTCCGTACTAATGTAGACTTTGTGTTCATTCTTCGCGAAAACATTCTCGGAAACCGTCGGCGTATCTACGAGAATTACGCAGGTATGTTCCCCACCTTTGAAATGTTCTGTCAGTTCATGGACCAGTGTACCGAAGACTTTAACTGTCTGGTGATCTGCAACTCCTCTTCCTCCAATAAGTTGGAAGACCAGGTATTCTGGTACAAGGCCAGCGATCACCCGCAGTTCCACATGTGTGCCGACTCCCTGTGGGCGGACAACAAACCGTTTATGTCCACCATGCTCGCCGCTAACGAGTACAATCCCGATGCCCTCAATAATCGCAAGGGACCGTCAGTCTGGGTCAAGAAGGGGCAGTAGACGCTTAGTCGCGCATCGCACCCTCCGACGGGTGGACGGGCTTCGCGAGATCCTGTAGCTGGTTCTGCTCCGCACGACGCTTGGCGTTCTCCTCCTTCTGTGCCTTAATGGACATCTCGCGCTCCTCGGCAAAGAACAGTTCGCGATTCGCCTCGTTCTCCTTGTACTTGCGCATGATCTCGTTGAGTTGGGAGTTCGCATACTCCACATTCTCCATCAGATGCTCAGACGGCTCCCACGGCAGCCAGCAACCCATACGACCAATCATCAGATTGTCCTTGGGGTACTTGCGCTGGAGAACCTTGCACCACAGCTGCGCCTCCTCGTACGACGGAAACGCACGACGGACCTTGACGCCACGAATGTTGCACTGGAAGTTGTTGGCCTTGTCGAACGCCTCCTGCACTTCCTTCTCGTGCTTCAGGAGAAATACCTGGTACTGCTCGGGGATATCTGTCTTCTTGATCTCTTCGCGGTGGGTCTTCTCAAAATCGTGAATATCCTTCATGATATCATCAATCTTCAGGGAGTACTTCTTGGCAATGTAGTCAGCCAGATGCTCCAGACCCTTGACCTTGAAATCATAGTCCGTCCACTGCATGAAGTGCTTGAAAAAGAAGTCCTGCTTGCGCTCAATCACCTTCTCAGGCGAGATGAAGGATACAATCACATACCGCTGATTGGGAAGCTCAGGGTCCTCATCAAGATAGTCTACTACGCCATCATCATCGGTCTTCGGAAGTTCAACCTTCTTGGGTCCAGAGCTCATTTATACTTCCTAACAACGCTTGTTAAAACACTTTTTTCCCGCATATAGACAAACAAACAAATGTGGGCAATGGCTGTGTACGCTGCGGTTCTCTTCTACCTCCTGACGCCGGGTGTTCTCCTGTCGCTGCCCGCCGGCGGCTCGCGCTCGACCGTTGCCCTCACGCACGCCGTGGTGTTCGGCCTCGTCTGGCACTTTACCCACAAGACAGTGTGGGGACTGGTCGGCAAGTAAATGTCTTACGTTTGAATAATGAGTAAGCCCAAAAGCAAGGGCGGAGATATGCTTGATGTAGCTATCAAAAGTATCAACTGGAAGGTCGGACAATTTTCCACTCTTCCGATTGTATTTGGAGTGGTCATGGCGTCCATTGACGTGGTGATGATGTTCACCGCAAAGTTTGTGAGCCTAGGTTCGGTCTCGTACAGCATCGGTCTCGTGATTGCGACCCTCGTCTATTCTATCCAGCCCTACCTCTTCATGAAGGCCATGACGTTTGAGAACATGACCGTCACGAACCTTATTTGGAACTTGACCTCGGACGTTCTCGTAACGTTTTTGGGAGTCATGGTGTTCAAGGAATCTATTCATGGACTGCGTTGGGTTGCTATCGGCATGAGTATGATCGCCCTGTTCCTCTTTGCATACACCGATGATTGAAGGAATGAAAAATTCTCCTTTATCAAGTATAAACCAAGATGGCCGCCACACAAGCCCCCGCCCCGTCCATGGGAATCGATGTTGCCGACCTCGTTAAGCGCCTGGTCAAGTATGCCCTGGAGGGCCTCGCCGTTGCCGTCGCGTGCTACCTGCTCCCGGGCAAGAAGCTCCGCGTCGACGAGATCGGCACGATCGCCCTCACGGCCCTCGCCGTGTTCGCCATCCTCGACATCTACGCCCCGTCTGTCGGCTCGTCCGCGCGCACGGGTGCCGGATTCGGTATTGGCGCTAAT